TTCCCCATCACCCAGCGTATGACCATTTCGCGAGCGTCAGGGGCGCTCATGCATGAACATGAATTTCTGTGTCGTGGACGAGACAGAGCACGAACTTCAAGTGCTTTGTGAAGTTGACCAGCTCCCGGGACGAGTTGCCTGGCGTGCCCATATCTATGGCACTGTATCGTCCCAGGAGGAACTCAGCGGCGAAGCGGTGGATCACGACGCAGTGGCCGGACACGTCCAGGCCGAGGTGCTCGACCGGGGCATTTTCGCCAAAAGCTGACCTACAGCGTCATGGCGCTGACGAGGAGCGACATCGGGTAGTTCCATCCGCATAAGGAGCATGCGTACCGACTTGGGCTGCTGCATGAGTGTGGTAATGGCTTTTTCGACAGAACGCATAGTGCTGGCCTGGGTGGAGGACTTGGAGCAAGGGCTCGAAGAGCTCTCGCGAAGCCACCGGCAACCTCACCAGGACGAACTGCTGAAGGATCTGCTGCAATCGGCGCATGGTCTGCTGGCGCTGTCCCAGGCCGAGCTGCGCAAACTTTCAGGTGTCGATGTTCCGCTGCTCGGCAACGATTCCGGCAGCATCCAATCGATGGAAGACATCCGGCAGCTGTGTATGCGCCTCCGCCGCGTTTTCAGAGCGGGCACCGGCGATGACGTGGAATCGAGCGACTGAAGCGGATCGAGCGCTCCGCGTGCTCCCCAGGTGGGAGTGCACCCAGGCACGGCGCTGTTTCACCCGCTCCCAACGCAAAAGCCGGCATCGCTGCCGGCTTTCGTGCATCTGCGCAATGGTGCCCCCGATACGAGACGGGGATGGCTCAACCACGCCGTTTGCTGCCAATGCTGGGGAATTTCTGTGCAGTCCCCAAGAAATCCGATGTCAACGCGGCTCGATCGGCTCACCGCGGTAGCGCCACCGCGCCCGCTCCAGTTCGCTCTCAGTCTCCGCCGCACAGCCAGCCTCGTCGCAGAACTCGGCAAACAGAACACCGCACGCCTCGCATCCGCACTCGCCCGTGCAGATCGGCTGACACGTCGGTTGGCAGGTGCAGGCAATAGGATCGACAAAGGCGGTCAGGTAGCCGCCTGTCTCCGGGTAGCGCCGTTTGCCTTCGTCGGTGGGTGCCGTTGAATTGGTCATGCTGCCAGCCTGTGTTCGTAGTACGGCCGCGCGCGGTCATCGAGGATCGCGTACAGCGCCTCCAGATTGTTCGGATCGGGGTTCAGCCATGCATCGATGTGCTCGGGCTTGATGGGGACGATGCAGCGGTCGTGGCCGGCTTCGGCGACCTCTGGCGGTGGCTCGTCAGTGATGGCAGCGAAGGAGAAGAGGTCCGCGCCGTGATCTGCGCCAGGCGACATGTTCCATAGGCAGGCCACCAGCATTTCCTGAGGCGGCTGCGGGTCGAATTCGAGAACGACGTTCTCTTCGGCCTCGCCAGGAGCAAGCTCCCGGCCCTCCATCTTGTGGCGGGCGACGTTCTCGTAGAACCGGGACACGATCATGATGCCGTGGCGGTAGCCGAAGAGTTTGCCCCAGGATTCCTCCAGCTTGTCCCGCCGGGCGTTGTAGGTGCCCGGGTATTTGCGCTCAATCGCTTCGTTCCAGCCAGGGAGGCGGCACTGGTAGCGCATGGGTGTCACGATGCGCTGGCCGTCTTTCTCGATCATCACCAAGGCGTAGACGCCCGGGTAGATGCGGGAATCCTTGTCGGCCGGCTCGCGGCGCGTCAGGTCGTCCAGATTTCGCTGAGCAGCCTTGATCTTGTTGGTGGCGATGCGCTGGTCTTCCCCAGCCTTCTTGGTTGGCCTTGGCCCGGCAAGGACTGCCTCGGCCTTGGCCAGCCGTTCCCGCTGGGCGGAGAGCTCTAGCCGCAGCTTGTCCTCTAACTCGCGGTCGCCGTCGGCCACGATCTTCGCCAGCTCAAACCCTTCCTCGCCCTGTGGCTTGCGGAAGGCCTCGCGCATCGCCTTGGGTATCTTCGTCCAGCCTCCATCCTCGCGCTTCTCCCAGAACAGCTCTACGAAGCGCTTGATGCTAATGATCGCCCCGTACTCGCGGACGAACCTGTCGTAGTCGGCTTCGACCTGCGCGGAATAGCACATCGCTAACAGCTCAGCGAGGGGACGGCGCCCCGGGAGCGATCAGCATAGCCTCGACGCTGGTCACGGCCCAGTCAAAATCTTCGGGGCTGCTCCGTCTACGATGACGTCGGCGAGACCTGAAAACTCGCATAGGAAGGCGACGGGATCGAGGTTCTCGCGGCGCAACCGCGGCAGTTGGACGAGGAGCTTGTTCAGGAGGATCTGGGTGGTTTCCCGGGATGCGGTCATAGCGATGACCTACGGCGAGCGCGGCGTGGATGCCGCGTCTGGAGGTTGCCGGCGGGAGTGGCCGTTGGGTTGGCGTGCGCGGCCGCCCATACGGCCTCAGGGCCACGTAGCTCGTCCTCGCGCGGGCCAAGGAACCGCATGATGTGCGCTTTGGCGTGGTCGAAGCTGTCGTAAGGATGGGGCCCAGGGCGAGTTGCGCCCCGGTAGAACAGCACCTCCCAGCCGTCGCCCTGCCGCGCCAGCTCGCAAATCGGCGTCAAACCTCGGGTGGAGCGGAAGTAGTACCGCTCGACAGGCTCCCAGTCATTTCGTTCGTAGACGATCATGGCGCCAGCCTACGCCGCCGTCGTCTCATCACGAGAGACCGTACCGGTCAGGTAATGGAATCGACCTCACGTGGTCGGCTTTCACGCTGGCTAGTCGGAAAGGTGTATCGGGTTCGGAACTGCAGGAACGGTTTCTCCACCGAGAGATAGCACAAGGATGAAAGTGCAAGTACCGCAGGAACAACGACGACCGCGCAAGTGATGATGGCGGATAGGTTGGCGTCACCGTTCAAGACGATGAACCATCGGTGCTGGCAAATTACAAGAATGATCATCATGTGCAGTAGGTAAGTTGAATAACTGACCTCTCCGATACGTGCCATCCATTTCGACACCATCGCTGGGATCTTTCTTGCTGCCGGCATGTAGCAGGCGATAACCAAGGCCCATGCAAGGGCCTCCATCGTCGGCCAGACAACTTTCCACGTTGCCATGGATGGCCATCCGCCAGCTCGATGAAATCCCCACACCAGTGCGATCAGCAGCACAACAGCTGGGAGGACATAGCGTCCGAGTTTCTCTGCGATCGACGGATGCTCGATCAATGCCTTAGCCAGGAGCATCCCGATGAGAAACTGATCGATGCGACCGATTGCGGTCCAATAGGACACATCGCGTGCATTGGCGCCAAGCAACGCCGCGATGAATCTTAGCGCTATCGCGAGTCCAACCATGCCAGCGATTGGCTTCCATCCATCGCAATTTAGAACCCGAATTAAGAACGGGAAGATAAGGTAGAACTGAAACTCGATAGCCACAGCCCAAAACATAGATGAAACCGGCTGGAAGGCCGGAGTCGCAGAGGAAATGCCTACAGGAATGATCGTAAGGAGCAACGTGTTCCAGTCAACAGCCTTTGGATACATCGCGCACGCAAGAGCCACTAGCACCAGATACATCGGATAGATGCGCAGCAGGCGGTTCCTTATGAACGGCCCATATTCAATCCCTCGATGCAGCGCTGATCGAGTAAATAGATAGCCGCTCAAGACAATGAACAGCCCAACGGCCGTATGACCCTCTGCCACTAGGGTGACAAGCGGGTTCTTCCAGCGAATCCAATCGGCGCCCACATAGTTGCGCCCGTAGGCGATGTTCGAAGCAACGATTTGGAACGAGTGATAAAAAACGACCAGAAGGGCCGCAAAGGCCCGTAGGTGATCAAGCGATGGATCGTAGGTCTGGTTCTGGCTGCGCATTCCCAATTGAAACACAAGCACAAACCAATGCACATATCAGAATCAGCTACCTGGCGGTGACGGCCACACCGGATTGGCAACCGACAGATCGACCCTACCTACCGCGACACGATATTGCTTCCAGACTGTGAGTTGAGCAGCCTCGTCCGACGTCGCGATGCCTAAGTCGACGGCATCCTGCAGGGGATCAATCGATAGACCCGCTGCATTGAGCAGATCATCCCGTGCGCGCGTATTTGTCCCCTTGATCTGATCAGCTGTCATGGCCGCCTGGACGGGGATGGAAAAGCCATTTGCATCGTATACCCAACCCGCACTTGGCTGCGGATTCTGCGATGAGACATTCACGAGGCTTTCCACGAGCTGAGGGGTGAAATAATCAGCGACATCGCACCCGTCATCCAGCTCGATCAATTCGACAACCACGCCGCCATCAATTCTGGCAAAGATCTGCATTCGTTTCTCCTCAGGCGTATTCGACAATGATGATGACGCCGGACGCTCCGGCGCCCCCTGCCTGTGCGGCCGTACTGGCAACTGCCGCAGCCCCTCCGCCGCCCGCGTTCCACTGATTCGCTGATTGACCGGGCGACGATACGCCGCCCGAATTCCAGGCCGCCGGAGCGCCAAACGGCGACGGTCCGCCACCGCCTCCAACAGCAAGGTTCGCCGAGAAGCTGCTAAAACCTGGGCATCCGGGATTGCCGGTATAGGCCAGGTACGCCGGGAGTGTTCCTGTCGGAGCGGACGGCGCGCCGCCGGCGTTTGTGCCGCCCGCATTGGCTACGCCGGCACCACCCGGGGCGCCGCCGGGGCACGAGATGAGTGACCCAAAGCTGCTTGTCCCTCCTGGAGATCCATTGTTAGCTCCAGCAACACCACCGGCTCCGCCTGCGCCAATGGTGATTGGCACCGCCGAAAACGGCCCAGCAACAGGGATGCTTTGGAATATCGATCCGGACGATCCACCACCACCACCAGCCATCTGAGAGGAAGACGTAGCCGCAGCTCCGCCGCCACCCGCGCCACCGCCCGCGACAAATATCTGATGGAGCCTCGTGGATGCCTGGCTGGTGAATGCTCCTGCTCCCGTAGCACTTGGAGCTGCGCCATTGATGGAAACGCCGGGACCCCCAGTAGATGGGAATCGACCGTACACCGAAGTCCTGAGGACTCGCCCAATTCCCATGTTGCTGATCGCAAGCGACAGGTTGGCCAGCAAGGTCGCCGTCGTTCCATCATCCACGGAATTGTTGCCGGAGCCGTTAGCGATGAACTGGCCGAGCACGGATGCCATGATCGATGACTGCCGCCAAGCCTTGTTGCACGCAGCTGATGGTGCGACGCCAGATGAAAAGCCGGCCGCGAGTGCCGCAAGAGCGAGCCAGTCGGCTTGGCTGAGTACGTTCGCGCCTGCGCCAACGGCAAAAGGCTGAAAATCATTCGTTGCCATGTGTGGCTATCTCCAGAAACGAAGAGGCCGCCCGGAAGCGGCTTGGAATTGGTTTATGTTCTTGTCCCTAAAGCGGCGTTCCCCAGGCCCCGACGTCGAAGCCAGAGACATATTGGTTCTCCATATCAAATCCGAAGATTGGCCCATCGTTGCTAGTGACTACGTAGGAACTGACCAAAACACCTTCGGGTTTCAGTGGGATGTAGCCGCCCTTTAGAAGAGCGAGCAGAACAGCGGATGGAATGACCCCGGACACGCCGATGGTCATCGTCATGTCCTGGTTGTCTTGGATGAAAACGTTGGTGCCGTTGTCGAAAATCTGATTTAGGATCGCGGCCGATGTGCCCAGCGTGCCGTCCCAGTGATTCGCCCCGATCTTCGCCCGTATCAGAATTCGATAGGTGTCGTCATCGAGCAGTGTCACGCCAGTGAAAGGATCGAACGGACCTTGCCAAACGCCCTGGTCGAAGCCGACACCTGTAATGTCGAACGAGAAGTAGACGCCCGTCAGAGGCGTATCCACACGACGGCTGATCCCTACCCATAGGCCGAGAATGTCGAGCTGATCACCGACTGCCTGATCAAGATCGAAGGCTGGAACGAAGCTGGCAAGGGAGTTCTGCTGGTCGACGAAGCATTGCGCGACCGCCGCAACCATGGCGCTAAATTTCGGCTTGTCCGCGTGCTCCGAAGTAATGAGCCCAACGTACTTGGAAACGCCAGCCATCAGGACACCGTGAGCGTGACAGCGGCCGGCGTGCAGGTAGATACCTGGTTGAAGGCCAGCGGTACATCAGGAACGCCCGCCCCGCCCGGCCCGTTGAGCGCCAGCGCGGTGAGCTTGAACGTGTTGCTGTTCGGGACGCTGTTGGCCGCCGTGAGGGCATCGGCCCATTCGACCGTCCCACTGGAGCCGCCGCCGATGTCCACGCCGTTCACATAGTCGGAAACAGCCTGCTGCACGGCCTGGCCGACGGTCGTGCTATATCCGGCTAGCGCCTTCAGCGAGATGGCTACCGTGATCGCCTGGGTCGTCGGCCTGAAGAACTTGATGGCAATGGGGCGGCCGTAGATATCAGTCACCGTGATCGACGTCGTGCCGAAGGTGCCGGCGCCTGGCGTTTTCTTGGTGGCGATGGCATTGGCGATGGCCGTGGCGTCGCCTCCATCGACCACAAGCGAGATCGAGTGGGACGGGATGCCGTTGGCGTCCGTCGCGCTCGTGTCGTTCTCGTATGCGCGCAGGCGCTCGACACCGGCGACCGAGGCAACAGCGCCGACGATGCCATCCAGCACAGTCAGCGAAGGGATTGCGGTGGATACAGTCTGCCGATAGCGCAGGTCTGCATCGGACTCCACGGGGTCACCGGCCGCCGCATCCGCTAGGTTGGTCACCGTCTGCCATCCGAGGGTCGGGGTCTTGATGATTGTCACGGTTTCGGCAGAAGCGGCGATCGCGCCAACGGTCGCACACGTTGCGGTAACCGTGATATCGCCAGCCGGAGGTATGACGGTCGGGGACGGCAATACCCACTGAGCGCCGCTAGACGTGTCCTGCACGATGCCGTTGGTGATCGTCACACCGGCTTGCCCGGTAATGAGCAGGTCGACCGTTGAGAAACTCGATACGGCCCGCTCAATGCCATTCAGTCGAACGTTGTTGGACAGCGCCGCGCCCTGAGAAGTGGCTGGGCTCATACTCTGGTAGGTCTGGATCGCTACGGCATTGGCGTCGTTGATAGCGGTGGCTACGATGGCGAGGAACTGTCCATCTTGGGAATCCGGGTCGAGATAGACATCAGCACCATAAATCGTCTGGAACTGGCTCTGAAGGAACGCCAGAACATCGGCGTACGACGGTGCGCTGATGCCTGTCGATGAAATGGTAGGTGCGGTCGTGGTGATCACAGGGTCGTCTCTACCGTGGCCGTTCCGTAGATGGTGGTGATGGTCGCCTGCACGCTGAAGCGACGCGTGTTCGGGTCAACCGAGCTGCTGTAGGAGTCAAGCGACTGGACGCCCTGGGTATTCGCGATCTGTTGCTTAAGCACGAAGTCGCGGATGTTGGCGGTGTATTTCCCCAGCACCTGGGTACGCCATGGCGTACCGGCCGTCGTGTCGAGGAACCATTCGCCAGTGAACAAACGTAGCCGCGTCTCGATGGCCTGGGCCACAGCGTCAGGGGAGTCCCGATAGAAGTCGGACTGGCCATGGCCGAAGGTGTAGTCGCCATTGGCGTCGAGCTTGCGATAGCGCACGGTGGCTCCTAAACGAAAAACCCGCCTTTCGGCGGGTTGTTGATCACTGCAGGTCGGCCCTGTCTTTGGCCAATCGTATGCATTGGTTGTATGTGTGGACGTCGAGCGTCTGCCTGAACCCGGTCTCGAAATCGCAGCGCTCCCAGACGGCCTGACTTACACTGTCATCGCCGTAGAAGTGGGCCCACGTCTTCCACTCGGCCCTCTGGAACGCCATGCACCTGTCGTAGAGGTCGTCCTTCCCTTCAGCCTGGGCAAGCGTATGGCATTGGTCTTTGATGCCCTGCCAGATAGCTTTCACTTGATCGCCCGTGTATAGGCTTCGCTTCTGCTGGGCCTGTGCCCCCAGGGAGGCGACCAAGCAAGCAAAGAACATGGCGGATAGGTAGATCTTCTTCATCAGTTCACCGGTGTAGTGATCGCCGTGGCGCCCTGCGCCGTATGCGTATGGGTGTTGTCTATTCGCTTGCCGTTCGCCGAAACCTGCCCAGTGAATATGGTGTTTCCGTTCACTTTCACCGGCCCGGTTAGGTTGATGCCGCCTGGCGCCACGATGTTGACGATGTGCCCGACAGGATCTAGCTCAACGTATGCCGATCCATCATCTGAGCGAAGTTGAACCGTCGATGTGCTGATTGAACTCAGCACATTGGTCTGCGACATCGGACCTACATGGCAAACCGCATCCGACAGATCGTGTCGTCGTGAATCGTTCGGCGGTTGTATACCGCCCGACTGTTTCCACCCACCAATCGCTCGACACGCAAACGATACCCAGCACTCATCGCCCGATGCAATGGGAAAAGTGAGTGTTGCCCCACCGCCACGCGGAAAAATCACAGGAACGCCAGAAAGTACCGGGTAATTGACACTTTGAGGGGACTGATCAGGGCCTGCGATCTGGCCTTGCACGCCAATTTGTACAGTCGCTGTATTGGTCGAGGCGTCGTACGAAACGATGTATCCGGGCAAGGACGTCCAAAGCTGAGTGAGCAAACCATCGATAGCGACGCGAAGCATTTCCTCTTCGTCGTTCCAGCGTTGACGGTTATCCATTAACCCTCCACCTGCTCGATGAACGACGTCGTGAGCGGTGCCGTGCCATCGACAGCGGCGCAGACGCAATCGGTGTACCAGGTGTTCCCGCGCGTATCGCCTGCATGGAGCACCTGGAAAGTTCGATAGAAGCCGTCGGCGTCAAAGCTCGGCACGACCTCGGCCTTCTGGTACTTACTCGTGAGCGTAAGCGAGGAAACGTCCTGGTTGTTCAACTGGATCTTGCTGCCGGCTCTGATTGCCGGGTTCAGAAGCATCCGGACGACCAGTCCGCCGATGGTCTGCTGCGGCGTACCGATCATTCCGGACGCTGCGTTGATCTTCGGAATCGTACCCGGCAAATAGCCCTTCACCGGAATGAAGTTCAGCTTGCCGTCTTCGATACTCCACGTGCAGTTCTGCTGCTCGGCTAAGGTACGCAGCACGTCGCGGGTTTGTGCATGGACAGTCTTTGCGTCTGGTGCTGCATTGTTCTGGAAATCG